TCAGCCTTGCCGTGTCGCTTGCCCGCGCGGTCGAACCGGGAAGGCCGCGCCCGGCGCGCGACGGTGCCGAAACGGTATCGGGCCGCGCCCAAGCGCAGGCCTCGCGCGAGGGCGTGCGCGATAGACGCAGAGAAGACCCGCGGCGGACCGAGCGCCCGCGCCATCCGGGCGAGACGCGCCATGCGGATGAGAGGCGCGGTGCGAGAAACAATCCGGGTGCAACGATGCACGAGGCGGTCAGGCGCGCGATCGATGCTAAGTGGGCGCTAGTCGGCGCGTCGCACTCGGCGCTCGGGCTAACCCGCGCGGTGCATCGCACGCTCGAAGCCTCGTGGCACGCCGGGCTTGAGCCGGATGCGCGCCGGGCGGCGCGCGAGGACGCGGCTATCGGGAACGGAAGTGAGCGGCGCGGGCGCGAAGCCGCGCGCGAAGGCGCGAGCGCTTCCGGTGCGAGCCGTCGCGCGGCGAGTCGCGACCTGATGTATCGGGCGCTTGCGCGCCTGGGGAACACGGTTGGCCTTCTGGTCTCGGGACTTCGCGGCCGGGGCGATGCGCAGGGCGGGCGCGCGGCGCATTCGCGCGGCGTTGTGAGGCCCGGGGGTGGGGGTCCCGGGGCAACGGCGCTTGCGGCGACCCTTCGTATACCGGCGGTCCCTTCGCTTGTCCCGGTGCCGGCGCTCGCGGGCGAGCCGCGCGGGCGGATTTCGAATCCGGCTTTGCCGGCCCCTGTCGTGATCAACTCCTCGCCGACCTTGGTACTGAATCGCGCCGACTCGACGCTCGAACTCGAACAGCGGCTGCTCGAAGTGCTCCGGCGCCATCGCGACGCCCTTTACGAGCAGTGGGAGCGCGAGCGCGAGAAACGGCTCAGGACCCAATTCTAGGAGGATACGAGGGCAGTGTTTGCGATCCTGGGAGACATCGTGTTCGAGGTCGTGAGTTCGCCGGAGAATTTCACCTCGATGCGGCAGTACCACTACGTCGAGCATCGCGTGGTCCAGAACACGCCGCAACTGCAGTGGCTCGCCGACGGGCTGGAGACGCTCGAGTTCGAGATGCTGCTGCACAGCGCAGTGGCGGACCCGGCGCTTCGGCTCTTCGAGCTGGAGACGGCGGCGGCGCTCCACGAGGCGCTGCCGCTGGTCTTCGGCAATGGAGACTTCCGCGGTTTTTTCGTGATCGCGGCGATCGGAGCGGTCTCGCATCAGCTTTCGGCGGCGGGCGACCCGCTCGTGATACGGGCGCGGATAGTGCTGCGCGAATGGCCGCTCGCGTTCGACCCGAACCTCCCGCCGGTGCCCAACTTTACGCCGCTTGGGCTGGCCTCCGCAGCGGTTGGCCCGGGCTCGGGCGCTTCGCTGACCACGCCAGCTCCGCAGGCTGTCACGAGCGGAACGACGACGCTTGCCGCCGCGGGCGTTTCGGCAATGCTCACGCTTGGCGGGCCGAGCGGACCGAGTTCGCCGGGCGCGCAGCCGGGTGACATTTCGACCGCGACGATTACTCGGAGCGCGTTAAGCTGATGGCGGCGGCGAACTTTATCACGCACATAACCGCGGCGGGGGAACGATGGGACCTGCTGGCGTGGCGCTACTACGGAAATCCCACGCTCTATGGCCCGATAATCATGGCCAACCCGTCGGTTCCGATAGAGCCGGTCTTCGAGGCCGGGCTTACCGTGGTAATCCCGATACTCCAGCAAAACCAGGCCGTGGCCATCAACCTGCCGCCGTGGAAGCAGCAGGCGGCGCAGTAAAACCGGGGAGACGATGGGAGTGGCGACTGCATATCCCGTGCGCGCGCCGCAATGGATACTCACTTACCAGGGCGTGGATATCACTGCGGACGTGTCCCGCATGGTCGTGAGTATCACGTACATCGATCATCTCGACGCGCTTTCCGGCGAGATCGAGATCGAGGTCGAGGATCACGACCAGCGATGGCAGGGTCCGTGGTACCCGGGACTCGGCGACCGGGTGAACCTGATGATGGGCTACCGGGGCGAGCCGATGCTGCCGTGCGGCGATTTCGAGATCGATCAACTCGAACTCTCCGGCCCGCCCGACGCATTCACGATTCGCGGCCTGGCCGCGTTCGTCACGCCCGCGATGCGCACTGCGAATAGCGCGGGCTACGAGGGCCAGAGCCTGCTCGGGATCGCGGCGACGATAGCCGCGAAGTACGGCTACTCGGTGGTGAGCGCGCCAGGCGCGGCGGACGTGAGGTTTAACCGCGTCACGCAGAACGGCGAGACCGACCTGGAGTTCCTCAAGCGGCTCGCCGCCGAGCATGATTTCGAGTTCACGGTGCGGGGAAGCGCGCTGGTGTTCTATGCGCGCGCGGCGCTGGAGGGCGCGCAACCGGTGAACACCCTCACGCGCGCCGAGACGCTCAGGTTCGGCTTCAGCAACCGCACGCGGCATATCTACAAGTCCGCGCAGGTCGCCTACCAGGAGCCCACGATGAAGAGGCTCATCACGCAGACGGCGAATTCGGCGGCGCCGATGCCGACGGGCGACACGCTGAAGCGCGTCGTGCGATGCGAGAACGGACAGCAGGCGGCTCTCAAGGCGGCCGCCGCTCTGCACGCGAACAACCTCAGGTTTGTCGAAGGAGCGCTCAGGACGCCCGGTTCGACCGCGCTCTCGGCCGGTAACAACGTAGCGCTCTCGGGGTTCGGCAGTTTCGACGGGATTTACCTGATACGCAGCGCGCGCCATTACATGGCCCGCGAGGTCGGCTACATCACCGACGTGGAGGTGCGGCGTGTCCAGTGAAGAGATTCGTGCGGCGTGGCCGATGCGGGTCGGGATCGTCGAGCAGCAGGATGTCAGCACCGCGCGGGTCCGGGTCGTGTTCCCGGACCTTGATCAAATGACGAGCTACTGGCTCCCGATCGTGGTGCAGAAGACCCAGAACGACAAGGTCTACTGGATTCCCGATATCGGCGAGCAGGTGGTGTGCCTGATGGACGCGCATTACGAGGCGGGAGTCGTGCTCGGCGCGATCTACTCGCAGGCGGACACGGTCCCGGTCGCCAGTGCCGACAAGTTTCATCTTGGCTTCAAGGACGGCGCGGCCTTCGAGTACGACCGGGCGGCGCACGTCCTCAGTATCAGGTTTACCGACGGGGGCGAGATCATATATGACGCCGGTGCGCATCAGCTTACTATCAGCTGCCCGGCGGGAGATATCGCGCTTGAGACCTCGGAGCACAAGACCACGCTCGACACGATCATCGACACCTACAATTCACACGCTCACCCCGATCCTCAAGGCGGAAATACGGGCACGCCGAGCCAGGTGATCGCATGAGCGCAGAGGCGGCAACGCTCGCGGATATCACTTCGGCCGACTGGTCGCTCAAACTGGGGGCGATCGGCGAAGTGGTGCAGGGGATTCAGGACGTCGACCAGTGCATCAGGATAATCCTGACCACGCCCAAAGGCTCGGACGTGCTTCGTCCGACTTTCGGGGTCGACATCTGGCGTTACATTGACTATCCGATGAATTCGGCCGTTCCCGGTATCGTGCGTGAAGTGAGTACTGCGATTGCACTGTGGGAGCCGCGAGTGAGTATCGTGGCGATAAATGCGGCGCCTGCGACCGCGAATAGCGGCCAGGCGGGCGCGCAGCTGCAAGTGTCGGTGACGTGGGCGCTCAGGCTCGCAAGCGCGACGCCGCCCACCCGGACCACGACCGTGACATTCCCCGGAGGCTTCTAATGGGTGCAGGAATCCCGACGCTGCCGCCGCCGGTCTTCGTCGATGACGCAGACGGCCTCGACCCGAATCTGATTCTGGCCGACATGATTTCGGCCTTCGAGGCCGCTGCGGGCCGGGTTTTGCAGCCGGCGCAGGTCGAGCGCCTGCTGATAAACCTGTACGCGTATCGGGAGTCTCTGGTTCGCAACGCGATCCAGTATGCGGGCGAACAGAATCTGCTCGCGTTTGCGCAGTTCCCGATGCTTGACTACCTGGGCCAGCTTTTGGGCGTGACGCGGCTTGCGGCGCAACCCGCGACGACCACGCTTCAGTTCACGCTCGCCAGCGCGCTCACCGTTGCATATACGATCCCGTCGGGCACCGCGGTGGGGACCAGCGATGGACAGTTCGTATTCACGACGAACGCGGACCTGACGATACCGGCGGGTGCGACGACCGGCTCGGTGGGAGCGACGGCGACCGTGGCGGGGCCGTCGGCCAACGGGTATCTGCCCGGCCAGGTCAACGTGCAGCTGAATCCGAGCGCCCTGGTCGCAAGCGTCGCCAACACGACCACGACCGCCGGCGGGTCAGCCCCGGAAACCGACGACCATCTGCGCGCGAGGATCCAGGCGGCGCCCAGCGAGTTCAGCGTGGCGGGTCCGGTGGGTGCGTACCGGTTTTTTGCGCTCGGTGCGGACCCTTCGATAATTGACGTTCAGATCGGAAGCACGGCTCCCGGAACTGTGACCGTGTACGTGCTGACCGGACCAATAACCGTGCAACCGGCGGCGGCGCCGAACAGCGCCGCAATCGCGAGCGCGGCGCTGCTGGCAAAGGTGGAGGCGGCGCTCAGCGCGGATACGGTTCGCCCACTGACCGACACGGTAACGGCGCTTCCCGTCACCGAAGTTGATTACCAAATCGCCGGCACGGTGACGCTTTACGCCGACGCCGATCCTGTGGCGACGATGACGGCGGTGAACCAGGCGGCGCAGGAGTTCGCGATACAACTGGCGTCGAAGATCCAGCGCGACGTCGTGCCGAGCCAGATAATCGCCGCGCTGTCGGTGGCGGGCGTGTACCAGGTCTCGCTAACGGCTCCGGCATACCTCCAGCTCTCGCCGGGCCAATGGGCCAACTGCACGGCGATCACCCTCGGGCAACAGGTTGGCAGCGAAAAGAGCTGAGACACGGGTTGGCTTGCGATGGCTGAACTGACGATTCCGCCTTCCATAGATGATCAGCGAAGCCAGGCGCTTCTTGAGCTGATCGAGCGGCTGGACGTGCTCGACCTGACGCCGATGCTGGTCTACCGGATCGACTCGGTCCCGGACAGCGCGCTTGCGTTCCTGGCCTGGCAATTCGACATCGTGTCGCCGCTTTGGCAGCTTTTGGTGCCGAGCAACGCGAGTGTCGACGCCTTGACGGACATCGACGCGCTCGTCAACGTCGACATGCTGACCGAGGGCGCGCCGGATACCGCGGGCGCGTCGGCCGCGTCCGCGGCCCAGCGCGCGCTTCTCAAGACGGCTATCCAGTTGCATCGCTACCGCGGGACGCCGTGGGCGATTAAGACCGCGCTCGCCGCGCTCGGCTGGTCGAACGTGACGCTGCTCGAGGGGCAGAGCAGCTGGGGCGGTACGGCTTATCCGGCAAGCCAGGGATGGGCCGTGTTCCGGGTGGTGATTGGGATCGGCATGGGACAGTTCGTCGGAAGCAATGCTCCGGCGACGATCGGCGCGGTGGCCAATTTTTTCAAGCCCGCGCGCGCATGGCTCGACTCGGTCTGGTTTGCCCTAACGCCGCTTGCCGACAGCGCGCCGTCGGTGTCCGACAAACTCACCCTGGAGGGCGTGCTTCAGTACCAGCTCGATACGGTGCCGGTTGCCAGAGACAGCGGCCAGACGCTTTCGGTGACGGGGCTTCGGCTGGCGGACGCGGTCGGACCGGTTGTGCCGCAATACAACGGACAATACGCGCATAGCGGGATCACGTACGGCGCGGATGAACCGGCTGTGGCCGACCGTGCCCTGATTCTCAACGGCGTGGCGGTTCTTCAAGGAGGATAACAATGAGAAGGCCTGTTGGAATCGTGCGTCTGAGCCTGTACCGCGGGGGAAGGCTGCTCCGCACGCTCGAGGAAGAAAACCTGTTCGTGAATTCCGGCCTGCCGGCGCTGGCCGCGCTGCTGGCCGGCGACGGGGCCAACCAGTTCGCGTCCGCGATCGGATTCGGTTCGAACGGAACCGCACCCTCGCTGACCGATACCGCGCTCACCGCGCCGTCGTATTACAAGGCGCTCGACAGCCACGCCGAGAACGGCACCAGCCCCGGTCCGGGTTCAGCACAGTTCAACTGGAGCCTGACCACGGCCGCGAGCATCTCGAACACCTGGGCGGCAAACAGCCCGTACGCTCTGGGCGCCACGATCGCTCCAGGCAACGGCTACTGGTACAAGTGCACAACCGCGGGGACGTCGGGCTCTGCCGCTCCCGCCTTCGGCGCCGTCGTGGGAGGAACCACCACGGACGGCACGGTAGTGTGGACGAACGAAGGCGCCTACGACTCCGGTGCGCTCGGCATCACTATCCAGGAACTGGGACTGCTTGCCAATCCCACCTTGGTTGCGCTGCCGGGGACGACCGCTCCCACGGTTCTGTTGGCGCGCAAGACCATCAGCCCGATCTCCTTTACCTCCGGCATGAATCTTTCGGGCAGCTGGACGCTAACCTTCTAGGAGACGCATCGCGATGCCAACGTTGATTGACAGTCCCTCATTCACCGCCAACGAGGTCTACGAAATTCAGGCGACCGATC